AGAAATCTCAACAGTATCTCAGGTCAGTCAGATTAAACGAAAGAAGAATTGCTGTTTTAGAAGATGAAATCAAACTCCAACAATCACGACTTACATTAAATGGTGTGTCATTCGGCGAACATGTAAATGCCACAATGGCGCGAGATACCCAAGAAATTGGATTCACAAAACTATACGATTTGTGCGATAGCTTGGATACAGAACTAATAGGCTATGTTGAAGAAAGAGAAGAAGCACTTAATGTAATTAAATCGTTAGTTAACCATGCTCATTTTGAGGTAATTTATAGACGCTACTTCCAGGGTTTTACATTTGATCAGATAGCATTGCTGATGTCTTACACTGAACGTAACGTATTCAAGATACATTTAAGGGCATTGAGTGCTTTATACCCACATTTGCCAAATCAATATAAGTAAAAGAGTTCAGTAAAGTTCAGTATGAAATCTGATATTTTGTTATTGGGGTTAAACGCTAAGAGCAAAAAGAGTTCAGTAAAGTTCAGTATAAAATCTGTTATTGTGCTATTGGGGATAAATGCAATGAACAAAAGAGTTCAGTAAAGTTCAGTATTTTTTCTGCTATTGTGATAGCGGTAGATAAATCCCAAAGCCGTCTGAATTATCAGACGGCTTTTTTATTGAACGGCAGGAGGGGGGAATATGCCTTACTGTTTAGCTTGCGGCAAATTGAGAAAGACAACCAATGGGTTATGTAATCAATGCATAGAAGATGATTACTTAGCCAGGAACAATAGGCCGCTACATAAATGCGAAAGCGTGTATCCAAGTAAGTAACGGTTTTAAGTAATCAGCTGTTTATCAGGTATAATATCAATATTGAAAAAGGAGGGCGTTATGAAAACATTTGGACAAGGCATGCTTGTCGGTTCAGCCCTTATTGCGATAATGGGTATGGATATATCTATCGTTCTTTTCTGTGCTCTTATTGGTATTGCTTTTGTTTTATTCGGCTCATCGAATGGTTCAAATAATGTGAATTAGAGGTTATAAATATGCTTAGGTCTTGTTCACGTTGTGGCAGGATCCATGAGCCTGGTAAATGTAGTGTTAAACGGCGCATCACGGAATCAACTCGTGAGCGCCGTTTTCGTTCTTCTAATGCTTGGACTAAGAAGTCTAAAGAGATAAGGGAAAGAGATCGCTACTTATGTGCTGGGGCTCTCCGTGAGGATCCACCACGGTTTGTAGTAAGTGGACTATCTGTTCATCATATTGAACCAATTAGTGAATGTTGGGAAAGAAGATTAGATAACGACAACCTGATTACTTTATCTAGTTATTATCATGAGCAAGCAGAAGCAGGCTTAATAGATCGTGATACCCTGCACGAGTGGGCAGCACATCCATTAAACCTTGATGTTGATCTGTGAAGGCAAGGCTTGTGTGCTTGTTTTTTTCTTTTACTTAACACGCTTATTACTAAGTTTCTTTTTATTTTTTTTGTTTCATCTGGGCGGTGTGCCTCCTATATTTGTATCCCCCCTGTGATCTGCACTAATCCTGGGTGGATCCATAAGACCAACGCCGCTCCGTTGTCTACGTCAAATTCCTTTTATTTAGTTTTAAGGGGGTGCTATGGCTAGAAAAGCACTACCAACAAGTATTAACAAGCGTCATTTGACCAATGAGGAAAAGCGTATTCGCAAAGACATTGAAGATAACCTTAAAGTAGGAGAAATCGCAGATTATAAGCCTGTTGGACTTACTGCGAAAGGAAAAAGGATCTTTAATTTACTTGTTGAATCAGTTCCAAAAGAGGTGTTATGTAAAGTTGACGGCTACACTATTGAAGTTGCGGCTGATGCTATTGATAATATGCGTAAATGTCGCGAAATTATCAAAAAAGAGGGATTAATTGTTACTAAAAGTAACCAATATAGTGACGATTTGTCTGCTGGAACTAATAAACCAAGTTATAAAAACGGTGATCCTCATAAAGCCATTGGGATCTATCAAAAGTATTCGGAAATTGCGCGTAAATATTTAGCAGATCTAGGACTCAATCCGGTTGCGCGAGCAAAGATAGCCAATGAAGCTATTGCTAAATCAAAGACAAATACAGTAACGGCTTCATCAATTTTTGATGACGATTAAAAACGATTTTGCTTATGAGTATGCAAAGGATGTTGTTGATGGAAAATTGTCTGCTTCTTGGATTGAGTCCACCAACAATTGCGACTTTTCACCGAGATACGTAAAACTTCAATGCAGAGATTTCATTTCCATGTGGGAAGGAAACAATGATCGCTATTTTGTAGACAGAAAAAAGCTGGATAAAATCTGCAAGCTTCTTTCTGGAATGAAAATGGCTAAAGGCTGGAGAGCGGGCAGGAGTGTTTACAGTTCTTTGGCTGGCTTCCAGTGGTTTATTATTACAGCTTTAATATGTTGCGTATGGCGTTCAGATCCTAAAAAACGTCGTTATAGCAAGGCTTTGCTAGAGATATGTCGTAAAAACGGTAAAACATTTATCGTTGCTTTGCTCTTTATTATTTTGTTTTATACCGAGCCTAAATTTTCAAGGTTCTTTTCAGTAGCTCCCGATGGAACCCTTGCTAAAGAGATTAAGGAAGCAATAGAGCCTTTAATTTCAGTTAATGATGAGTTTTTTGAAAGCAACTTTAAATGCACAAGAGACTACATATTGAACAAACAGAGGCAGACTCGTTATACACCACTGAATTATTCAACCAACAGGATGGATAGTCGTGAGCCTAACGTTTGGATTGCTGATGAAATAGGCGCGCTGCCCACTAACTATCCTATGGAAGCCATGGAATCAGGCCAGCTTCTTTTGGAAAATGGAATTGGTTTTGAAATATCAACGAAGTATCCAACTGTTGATAATCCGCTAGAAGATGAAGTTAGTTATGCAAAGCGTGTTTTAGATGGATTAGAATCTGACGATTCGTTTTTTGCCCTGTTATATGAGCCAGACAATCCCGATAATTGGGCAACCGATGATACGGTTTTAATCCAGGGTAATCCCATAGTATTTAGTAGTGAAAATGTATGGAAAACGCTTCTTAAAAAGCGCAAAAAAGCTATCTCGCGGGAAAGCTTACGTGAAAACTTTCTTACCAAACATTGCAATATTATTTACCAGGGAATTGGAACTGAATCTTATATTCCGATGGACTACATTCAGCAGTCATCTCGTAAGGATTTAGATTTTTCTGGGCGCGAATTATACGTTGGCGTTGACTTAGCTATGACAACCGACAATTGCGCTGTTGCTATTTGTTATGAGGAAGGTGGAAAAATAATCGCTGATGTAAAAGCTTTTATTCCAGAGGATCGTATTGATGAGAAGTCTGAGTTTGAACGAGTTGATTATAGAGCCAGAATTCAATCTGGTGATTGTATAGCTTGTGGAGATATGACAGTAGACTATAGCGTCATTGAAGATTTCGTTGAATCAATTGAACAAAACTATGGCGGAACCATAGTTTCTATCGGATATGACCGATACAATGCCTTATCTTCTGCCCAAAAATGGGAAAACGCTGGTTATACAACGGTTGAAATTAGACAGCATTCGTCCGTTTTGCATCCACCAACAAAGCTTTTGGCTGAAAAGGCCATGAGTGGTGATTTCGAATTTCGTGAAAATAAACTGTTAGAAATTAATTTCCAAAATTCACGTTGCACTTTTGATACCAATTTGAATCGGTATGTGAACAAGAAAAAATCAAACGGAAAAGTAGACATGGTAGTTGCATTGATAAACGCCATTTATTTACTGCAACAAGACGTTTTATTTGGAAGTGATTTTGTTTGCCAGTATTAAGGAGGAAGCTTGTCGCTATTAGAAAAACTATTTATACAAGCAAGAGATAATCCAGACAACGAATCAAGTTCTGATGTGCTAGAAGACGCTGTTATGAGCGCATCGGTATTTGGTGAATCGATTGATCGAACTAAAGCAATGGAGGTTCCAGCTTTTAATGCTTCTGTAGATACGATTGCCGGTATTGTTGCTGCGTTGCCTATTCGTTTGTATCACCGTGAAGAGGACAGAGTGACAGAAATAAAAAACGACAAGCGTGTTGAACTTCTCAATTGTGATACGGGAGATACCCTAACCGCAGCCGAAATGAAAAAGGCAATGGTTGAGGATTATTTCTGCTCTCACGGTGGCTTTGCATATGTGAATAAAGTTGGCAATGAAGTTAAATCAATTCACTATGTAGATGCAAATGAAGTATCCGAAATGCACAACGAAGATCCAATCTTTAAAAAATGTGAATACATGATTCGGGGTAAAAGATACTACGACTGGCAGTTCATTAGGATATTGCACGATACAAGAGATGGACGCTTTGGAAGGTCAGTTGTTTCTCAGAATCAAAATCTATTAGCCATTGGATATAAAACACTGCAATTTGAGCAAGGATTAGTTGCTCGTGGCGGTCAAAAAAGAGGCTTTTTGAAAAGTGCTCGAAAACTTTCAGATAGCGTGGTAAGAGGTTTGAAGAAGGCATTTTCAAGACTTTATTCGGACAACACTGAAAACTTTATTGTTTTAAATGAAGGTATTGATTTCCAAGAATCAAACCAAACAAGTTTAGAAATGCAGCTATCTGAAATTAAAGAAAACAACAGCAACGACATCTATAGCGTATTTAAATTACCTGCAGGGATTATTAGGGGCGGTGCAAGCGAAGATGATCGAGACAACTTCATTCGTTATTGCATCATGGCGATTCTTGCAGAGTTTACTGTTGCTCTAGATAGAGCCTTGCTGTTGGAGTCTGAAAAGGAAGATGGTTACTTTTTCGATTTTGATCTAACTGAATTTGCTAAAGCAAACATGCGTGATAGATGGGCTGCATGGGCTAATGCAAAAAAGCAAGGTCTCGTTCAGATTGATGAATTTAGATCTTCTGAAAACTTACCTCCACTTGGAATGGATTATGTAAATATCGGCTTGAACGATGTTTTGTTTGATACTGATTCGAAAAAACTGATTATTCCCAATATGGCTCAGGTAATTGACCTTGAGACCATGACTGTTTTATCTGCAAAAACACCCCAAGTAAACAGCGAGGGAGGTGATAATAATGAAGGTAACAATTAGAAGCGACAGCATTGAAATTTCAGGTTATGTGAATGCTGTTGGCCGTGATTCTCGTCCTATCAAAGACAGTAAAGGATTCTTTATTGAGCAGGTTGAACCAGGAGCTTTTGCACGTGCTCTTGATAGGCAGAAGCCTCCCATGTTGCTCAACCATGATGTAGATCACGTTATTGCTAAGCCAGAAAATGAAAACTTTGAAATTCGCGAAGATGCTGTTGGTTTGTATGCACGCGCTGTTATTACAGATGCTGATGTTATCAATAAAGCAAAAAATGGTATGTTGCGTGGCTGGAGTTTTGGCTTTATAGCGATTAAACAACGCGAAAATGAATATGATGGTATGCGGCATCGAGTGCTAGAGGATATTGATCTTAAAGAGGTATCTTTGTTGGATAACACTCGAACACCAGCATATATTGCAACTTCTGTTATGACTCGTGATTCTAGTGAAGAAGTATCAGTTCGTGAAATGGAATTTCAAGACGTTGAGGTAGCAGAGGAGCGTGAAGCTGTTGATTACAGCGAATACAACAAAGTTTTAGAAGAGCTTACAAAATAGGTTTGTTTTGTTTGTTTGGTTTGCGCCTTTAGGGCGCTTTTTTATGTCTGAAAACAAAGGAGTATGCATGAATCTTAAGAAATTGATTGAATTGCGTAATGCAAAAGTAACTCGCATGCAGGAAATTGCTGATGGGGCAGTAGCTGAAACCCGTGCTCTTTCGGAGGAAGAGGATAAGGAATTTAAGGACCTTGAAGCTGAGGTTCGCTCGTTAGATGAAACAATTGAGCAGATTAAGAACGCTCCAGACTTCCTTGAAGTAGGTTCTGACAATGGAGATAACGGCGAACAAACTGAAGTTGTAGACGACATGGATATGAGAGAAGTGCGTTCGCTGGCTTCTTATGTTCGGAACACTTTTGAAACTCGTGCCGAAACTGCAACTAATCTTACCTTGGCGGACAACGGTGCCGTGATTCCAAAGACAATTGCAGCAAAGATTATCAAGAAGGTTAAAGATGTCAGCCCAATTTATGCAGCTGCAACTCATTATGCGGTAAAGGGTAATGTTGATGTTCCCTATTATGATGAATCTAGCAACTCTATTAAGGTTGCTTATGCTTCAGAATTTACTGATCTTCAAAGCAGTTCTGGAAAGATTGCATCAATCTCGCTTAAAGGATTTTTGGCAGGTTCGCTCACTAAAATTTCTCGCTCTTTGCTTAATAGTTCTGATTTCAATTTGGTGTCGTTCATTGTTGATGATATGGGTACACAAATTGCTTACTGGATTGAAAAAGAACTTCTTATTGGGACCACATCTAAGATTGAGGGTCTGTCTGGTGTAACTCAAGTTGTTACTACGGCATCTGATACCAAAATTAAAGCTGATGAATTGATTGATTTGCAAGATACTGTACCAGATGTTTACCAAGTAAATTCTATGTGGATCATGAACCGCAAGACTCGAACCGCTATTCGTAAACTTAAGGATAACAACGGTCGTTATCTTTTGCAGGATGATATTACATCTCCATTTGGCTACATTCTTTTGGGTAAGCCAGTATATTGCTCTGATAACATGCCAGAAATTGGGGCAGAAAAGGATGTTATTTATTACGGCGATATGTCTGGTTTGGCCATCCATGATGTCGAAAATCCTGAAATTCAAATTTTGCGCGAGTTGTATGCTGCACAGCATGCAATTGGTGTCGTTGGCTGGTTCGAACTCGATGCTAAGGTGGAAAATGCTCAAAAGATTGCAAAGATGACCATGAAAGCAGCAGGCGGTGTTGGCTAATGAAATTAAGTGAGGTTACCGATAAAGACCTCCTTAATTACCTACGGCTAGTTCCTGAATATACCTCCGAGGAAGATAAGAAATTTGCTCTTGCTTGTAAAGATTCTGCAATTTCCTGGATTAAATCACACTGCAATATTGATGATGTCTTCATTGAAAATAATGAAGACATCACAATTGCGGTATTAGTACTTGCGGCTGATATGTTTGATAATCGTAGCGTTTCTTCAACCTCAACTAATATGAATAGAACTGTTCAGTCAATTCTTTCGCATCATGATTTCAATTTGGTTGAAGGGATGAACGATGAATAGCAGTGACTTTAGAGAAAAAGTCTATCTTGTAGAAAAGTCATATGAGGTAGATGAATCTGGTGATCAAATTCCAGTTAATAAAGTAGTGATGCAGTTATTTGCTAAAGTAAGCAATCTGTCATCTAAAGAATATTGGGAAGCCTTTGCAGTAAAGCAAGAATCAACAATCAAAATGTATTGCAGATGGAATCATATTTTCGATGACATTGATACGCGAAAATATTCAGTCTGCTGGAGAGATAAGATCTACAACATTATTAGTGTTTCTAACATTGATTACCGCAATGAAACGTGCGAGATACGTTTAGAGGTGGTTTCGTAATGGCTGGAATTATCTCAAATAAAGTAGTCAATATATCTGCTGGAGAATTGAGTGATGCATTAACTCACATTGTTCAGGATGAAGTAGAAAACATTAACAAAGCAACTAAGTCTGCAGTTAATAAAGGTTGTCAAGCTAGTGTTGAATATCTTCGTGATAATTCACCACGTAAGACAGGGGTATATGCAGATAGTTGGACTAAGAAAGTAACCGGAGATAATCTTGTTGGTTACCAAGGAACGGTATATCAAGCAGCAAAGCCATCATTAACTCATCTGCTTGAAAACGGACATGGTGGTCCCGCGCCAGCACCACCGCATCCACATATAGCACAGGCTTTCGATGCAGGTGTAAAGGCGTTTGAAAAAGAATTTGAAAGTGGTGTGTAATTGTGGATCGTAAGGATTTAATATCACTTTTGAAGCCAGTTATACCTACTGTTTTGTATGGGTGGTATTGCGAAGGCAACGAGCCGAAAAGGCCATATGGGGTATTAAATTATCTTTATCCAGACTTTGTATATGCCGACAATATTCCAATTATTGAATTTCATAACTGGCAACTCGATTTTATTGCTGATAGGAAATCTGAATCAATTGAAAAACAGATTGAACAACTGTTTAGGGATAACCAGATTATTTTCAACAAAAGAGAAGATTCATCGGTAGGTAATTATGTGAGGGTTATCTATTCCATAACAACACAATAAGATCTATGTAAGCGCCAATAGGCGCATTTTTTGTTTTAGGAGGAAATTTATGCTTGATCAATCTAATAAGGTACGTTTTGGCCTTTCTAATGTTCATATCGTTCCAATTGAGGATGATGGTTATGGTGAGCCGATCAAAATTCCCGGTGCGGTTAGCTTAACTACATCTCCAGAAGGTGAATCAAATAATTTTTATGCCGATAACATTCCGTTCTTTACTGCTGTTACCAATGCTGGTTATACGGGAGAGCTAGAGATGGCTTTAATTCCAGATAGTGCAAAGGTAGTAATGGGATTAGGAGTAATTGATCAAAATGGAGCCTTTGTTGAGGATGCGGATTTAGTTGCAAAGCCCTTTGCGCTTTTGTATGAAGTCAACGGTGATGCGCGCAATCGTCGTAATGTTTTCTACCAGGTAACTGCTGCTCGTCCAGAGGAAGAATCTAAAACCAAGGAAGATTCAACAGAAGTTACTACCGAAAAGCTTTCAATCACTATGGTTCCTAAGTCTATCGGCGGTCGTAATATTACGAAGCTTTCTATTGAACCCACTGAAGCAAATAAGACGGTATACGAATCGTTCTATACCGATGTTCTTGAACCTGATTTTCAGGAAGCAGCGTAAATGAAGCGTTGCAGGTTTTGGGGTCGTGAGGTAGAGCTGCAGGGCTCTCCTCTGACCCTTTTAATTTTTAAGAAAGAATTTGGTTGTGATTTAGCTGCGCATCTGTCTAGTTCGTATAAGAAAGAAGTTCTTGATATAGAAGACTTCTTGAAAATTGCATGGGCGATGGCAAAAACATGCAATGAGAGCACCGAACAATACGAAAAGTGGTTAGCACAATTTGATTCCCGATTTTTCACTTTAAGTGAGATACCAATCGAGGTGATTAGCTCGGCTATTAATGCCGAGCTTTTTTGTGGCGGATCGACCTTCGAAAAGTTCAAGAGAATCATCGCTGGATTCTTGGAGCGCATGGCGAAACGTTTTAGCGCTTAAAAGATTCGGGTTCAGTTTCGATGAGATCAGGTTTATGAGTATGTCTGACTTCATCATTTATACCGATCTTATTTGTGAAGCTAATAGTCCGAAAGAGAAGGTTAGAGAAGCTACACAAGCCGACATAGATCGATTGTTAGGGTAGGTGATATATGGCTACAACCTATAAAGGTTTAACGATCGAAATTAATGCTGAGACCAAAAAACTTACTGCGGCTTTAAGTGAAGCATCTAAAGGTTCCCGAACGCTTCAGAATGAATTAAAGCAAATTGACAGAGCTTTGGATTTCAATCCCAATTCTGCTGTTTTGCTTACGCGCAAAATTGAACTAATGAGCGAAAAAGTTAGTCAAACTACAGATCGCTTGAAAGTTTTGAAAGAAGCGGAATCCCAAATTGGTAAAGACGGCATGTCTAGTGACCAATGGACAAAGCTTCAAGCTGAAATTGCAACAACGGAAAATAAGCTTGAAAATTTTCAAGCTGAATTATCTAGCACTCAGGCTAAGTATGACTTATTGGGCAATTCTGTCTATCAGGCTGGTGCAAGGATTGAAGCATTTGGCTCAAAAATTTCTAGCGCAGGGAAAACCGTTGAAAGTATAGGTAGTGGTTTATCTAATACGGTAACTCCTGCTATTGTCGCAGGATCTGCTGCAACGATAGTTGCTGCTACCAACATTGATACTGCTCTAACAGGTGTTAAGAAAACAGTTGATGGAACCGAGGAGCAATATCAGGATTTAAAAGAAGCAGCTATTGAATTTTCTCAAACCAACGCTGTTAGTCCTTCGCAGCTCCTAGATATCCAGGCTTTAGGAGCACAGCTTGGATTTACTATTGATGAGCTAGATGAGTTTTCCGAGGTAGTGTCTGGCTTAGACATAGCAACCAATATGGATGCTGAAACTGCTGCGACCCAGATGGCTCAATTTGCAAATATTACTAAGATGTCGCATGACGAAATTAGTAATTATGGATCAGCAATTGTAGGATTAGGAAATAATTTTGCTACTACAGAGGCTGATATTAATAACATGGCCATGCGTTTGGCTGCAGCTGGTACGCAAGTTGGCATGAGCCAGGCTGATATCCTTGGTCTTTCAACTGCTTTGTCATCGTTGGGTGTTGAGGCTGAAGCTGGTGGATCTGCAGTATCTACCATTATGAGCAACATTGATAAAGCTGTTGCTACTAATGGTGATTCATTGCAGGCATGGGCATCTGCTGCACAAATGAGTGCAGCAGACTTTTCTGAAGCTTGGAAATCGGATCCAGCACAGGCTCTTTCTGCTGTTCTTGCTGGTTTGCAATCGGCAACTGAAGCTGGCGGAAATATGTCGTTGATGCTTGAAGAATTGGGCATTAATGAATTACGTCAGACTGATAGCATGAAGCGCATGGCAGGCAACTCTGATTTGCTTACACAGGCTATAAATGAAGCAAATGTTGCCTGGACGGAAAATACAGCTCTACAAACAGAGGTTGACAATAGAAATGAGTCGTTAGCTGCAAAGTTTGAAATGCTCAAAAATAGAGCGGTGGCAATAGCTGATTCTGTTGGTGGACCACTGGCTGATGCTTTACTTGATATCGTTGATGCTGCAGAGCCGTTGATTCAAGCAATTGCAGATGGTGCTACAACGTTTGCCGAAATGGATGAATCTCAGCAGAGGGTTATTTTAACAGTTGTTGGATTATCTGCAGCCCTTGGCCCCTTGCTCAACCTGTTTGGTAGGGGTATGCAGGCGGTAGAGCCTTTTGGGAAAGCGGTCCAGGCTTTAGCGGAACATTTCAGCAAAGTAAAACCAAATATTTCTTCTGCAGCTGCTGAGATAAACGGCCTAGGTAATTCCGGCAAAAAAGGTTCGAAAGGTATTAACGAAACAGCAGATTCGATTGATACCTTAAATAAAAAATCAAGTATTGCTAAATCTGCAATTAGAGGTGTAGGCGGAGTAATTGCGACTTTGATTGTCGGCAGTGCTATTAGTTCAATTCAACAATATTGCACATATCTTGAAGATGTAAAAATGGCAACAGATGGCCTGCGGTCGTCGATGTCAGCGTATGAGGCATATAATCCGTCGCAAAATTTTAATCAATCGGCAACTTCTGCTAGTGGATATGCAAAATCGCTACAAGAAGTTGTTGCGCAGCAAGCTCAATTTGCGCAAACTTCTATTGAAACTTGGTCTGAAGTAAATGGCCAAGCAGCAGCTGTTGATTCTTTTGCTAAAACAATTGCGGATCTGACATCTAAGCAACAGCTTAATAAAGACGAGCAGCAGCAACTTGCTGCCGCTGTTGCTGGTTACAATGAGGTAACTGGTGAAAGTGTATCAATTGTTAATGCTCAAAGCGGTGAATTAAGCGCATCTACTGATCAAATTCTTGCCAATGCAAATGCCTGGAAGATAAATGCTGAGTCACAAGCACTGCAACAAGAACTTGTAGATTTATACAAAAATTTGCATGATGCTCAAGCCCAGGTTGAAGAAAAAACCAATGCTGTCGCTGCTGCGCAAGAAAAATACAACCAAGCAGTAGAAGCTTCGAAATCTGGACTACCAGGAACTGCTGAGCAATTGACTTTTGCTACAAATGAGTTGGAAAAAGCTAACGGAGAGCTAAGTACTGCTAATGATCTAGTTAGTTCTGGCCAAGAGGCTATTGATCAGCGAACTGCTAAATTGGGTGAATTAACTCTTGCGCAATCTGGTACAACTCAAGCTATCCAGGATTGGATAAATGCAAATTCTGAATTGAGTACATCGCTTGAATCAGTTGATGTCACAAAATTCAGCAACTCGCTTTCTCAGCTTGGATTTTCTACTCAGCAACTAAATCAAATGGGCACAGCGAGCATACAATCACTCGCTGCAAACTTTGATGGCTCCTTAAATTCGCTGATATCAGCCTGCGAGAGCGCAGGTATTGAAATTCCTGGAAAGATATCAGATGGAATATATGCTGGCGCTGGTGGAGCTTATCTAGCTGCTGGCTCGCTTGCTGCGCAGGTATATAGCGAACTTACTGGTGTTGATTACACACAGACAGGTGTGTTTGTTGCACAAGGAATGGCAGGAGGAATCGAGAGTGATTTAAGTGCTCAACTTGCTGCGGCTGGTTTAGGTCAGGATGTAATTGACGCGCTCTTAGATGCTATTGATGCACATTCTCCTTCGCGTAAAGCCGATGAGGCAGGGCGTTTTTTTAATCAAGGATTTGCACAAGGAATTAATGGAGATACATCTTCTGAAACTGCTGCCCAAAGCTTAGGGCAGAGAGTGTTGAATGCTTTACTTGGAAAAGTTGGTGAGTTTCTTGGCATAGGTAGTCAATCTGGAGCTAACTATGCAGCTGGTGTTGAATCTACTCAAAATGTTGCGAATTCAGCTGGATCAATTATTTCAAGCAGTGCTAGTAAAGCGTTATCTAATTATGGAACTTTTTCATCTCATGGTTCATCTGCTGGTGGTAATTATGCCAATGGTATCGGAAGTGCTCAGGGATCAGTTAGGAGTAAAGCTTCCAGCTTGAATAGTGCTGCATCTGGGCAACTTCAAAACAACAATGCTTGGACTTGGGGTAATCATTTAGGAAGTAATTTTGCTGCAGGTATTAGTTCTGCGATCGGTCTTGTAAGAAGTGCGGCTAATACAGTTGCTAATGCGGTAACAAGTATCTTAGGTCACAGTATTCCTGACGATGGTCCACTGAGAAACAATGGCAAAGGTGAAGCTGAGTGGGGTGCTCATATGATCCAAAATTATATGGATGGGGCAAGATCTCAAATTCCCGCTCTGCGTAAAACTATGTCTCAGATTGCTCTTGTTGCTGGGAATAGCCTCAGTGGCAATACGACAATTCCGAATGCTTCAAAGCAGGCATCAAATCCAGCAATTAATGTTGTTGTTAATGTCGATGGAAATCAAACGCCGAATAACTATCAAATTGGTTCAGTGACTATTTCATCTGAAAGTAGCGATTCAGAAACATTGGAAAACTTTGTTGATATGGTTTTGCGTATGAAGGGGGCGGTATAAGTGCAACCAAGTATTCTTTCTCCCGTTCCTGTCATAACTTTTATAGATGGGGTTGTAACAATCAAAGCGGCATATCATTCCCAATATGGTGCTCCACTTGAAGATGCGCAAATTGGTGTTAAAACTTCCAAGTCTTCTGCTTCAGCTCAAGAAGTAACAATCAATGGAGAAGAGTTTAGCGGAACTGTTTTATTGACTCATATTCAAGCGAGTGATTCAGATTTTGAACTTGGTGATGATTTAACGATTATAGCCAGGACAAAAGAGCAGGGGGAATGGAGCGAAACGCTTTATACCGCTAAAACATGCGGAGAACCAGAAGTTGAAATTGCTTCTGGTTCTTCTATACCAAAGTTTCCCTATGAGTTAAATTGGGAATACGCCGATTATGATGGCTTTTTCCAGTGTCGCTATGAACTTCGCATTAAAACAAGGCTTATGGGATCTGTAAGCATTGGAAAATATTCAGCTGAGCATAATGCAACTATTGATGGTAAAGAGATTGCCTATGCTGCTGCCATTTCTGGCACAGAGCAATCTTTGCAATGTGAGCTAGAAGTATGGTCAACGTCCGGTTTATCTAAAGTTATCTCATTCGCATTAAGTATTTCAGCATCTCTGTCTGCTGGAACTCCAACTGCTGAACTTGAAGATGGAAAAATGAAAATCATAAATGGATCTCCATTTTTCTTGTACGCTTTATCTAATAATGATTGTGTTGAGTGTGCATATTCTGAATCAGGAAACTTAATATTCAGTCTTCCGATTATTCCGCCTGATACTGTGAGATATTTTGTTGTTGTACTTGATAGTAATAGGTTCGGTCGTGCTGACGAAATATTCCCTACAGGGTGGGATGGGGTTCCTAGGTCTTATTTTGATTATTACGTCGATGGATCTACTCGGCGCTTAGAACTTTTACTTGATCAAACGGATGAGGCTTCGATTGAAAATGAATCTAACTCCTTTAACTTTGCCGGTAGGAAAGATCCAGTGGTTTTTAGCAGATCATCAACTATTAGTCGTTCAGTTACTTGCGTGTTAAGAAAGCCAGTTGAGGTTGATAGTTTGTTGGAATCATTGCGCGGTAAAGAAGGGGTATACAGATCAAGCAGAGGAGACATTATTCGATGTTTTGTACAGTCTGTATCTTTTACTAAGCGCAATGAGCCGGGTATAGCTGGAGATTTAAGTATGAGCTTGCTAAAAGTTTCAGGTAGTCCATATAGATTGTTTTATGAATCTCCATTTTTCAAGGATAAGCGTTTGTATCCAGGACCAAATGTATTTCCTGGACCAAATACTTTTATGGTGGGTTAGATATGGATTACAGACTTTCGAGACGCGATGATATTGTTATTAGAAAATTATCATTTCCAGGACTCTTTCCTGTTGCAGAACTTAAAGGAGCACTAACAAATGGATCTGTTTCTGGTAGTGATGCAAACACTATTAAGTGGCAATGCTCCTTTGACTATGTTGGAGGTGGCTTACAAGATGGCGATACTATAGCCATCTTTGCAATGCTCGATAATGGGTATGAACAGCAGGAAGAAAGACTAGGTACTTTTAGGCTTTTCGCTGGTAACACTAAAATGCGAGGCGTGTCTTTTAATGGTTATTCTCTGACCAAGATCGCTGATGCAACAAGGTATAGAGAGCCTTATTCCGTTGCAGCAGGCGATGACCCTTTTGAGCATATAGTAAATATTCTTGATAGCGTTGGTTTGCGTGTTGCTTACATACCTAGTGGGACGCATGCTGTTAGAAGTGCAACAAGTTATCTTCCTGAGAGTTTTACTAAGCTAGAAATAGTTAACGACTTATTAAGTAATGCTGGTTTTCTGGCTGCTGATACAGATGTTTATGGGAATGTTATTTTTAGGCAGTCCAGCCCGACTCCAGATTTTGCATCGATTGTTTTTAATGAGGGTGAGGCATCTATTGTCGAAGATGATCCTGACATAGATCACGACTGGGAAGATGTGCACAATGTGGTAATGGTCTATTGCGAAAATGCAGACGACTCTGTTTTACGTGCATTTGCGGTTAACGACAGTCCTACTGATACTATGAGCACATTATTTCGTGGTGAAATAACCCGAGTTGAATCTATGAGAGATGCCGAATCTCAGGAAGTGGTCGATCAAAAAGCATTAGCTTTGTTGGCTGAAGAACGTTCTAAATTAGAAGCGGTGACAATAAGTCATGCCTATAGACCACTAAATTTATTTGATCCAGTGCATATTCAAGTTGGTAGCGTGGATGGAGTTTATACCGTGCAGTCAATGGACATATCGCTGGATCCAGGGCTGATTACTCAAACTAGAACAAGGAGGTATATTTTGTGAGTATCTCCTTACATAAGATAGAAAAGATAATAGAACCAACGAAAAGCAGGGGAGACACGGTCTCCCTATTTTTTGGAACTATTGTTGGTATTGATGGGTCAACTTTAGTTATTGAAACTAAATCTGGCGGCCTAATTTATGCAGTGTCGTATGTTTATTGTGCTATTGGAGATTTAGTTGCTTGTTTAGCGTTTGGCACAACAATTGTTGCCTTTGCCGCAAAGGATGCGCAGCGAGTAGCTGATGATCTCAATAAGATAGGTCTTATATACACAGCTGGCGTTGGAATTACCATTGATGAAACCAACAAGATAAATGCTGATGTTACGGAATCCGATATTCAGCAGTTGTCTACTCAGATATCAGGAAAGGCCAATTCAAGTCATAATCATACGGCAGCTGATACAACAAGTGGTGTTTTTAGCATTGATCGTATACCCACAATACCGACTAGTAAGCTTTCTGGGACAATACCTAATGAATTACTTCCTTCGTATGTTGACGACGTTACCGAGGGAACGTTATCCACGTTTCCATCGACTGGCGAAACTGGAAAAATCTACGTTGACACTACCACTAACAAGACATATAGGTGGAGCGGATCGCAATACATTGAGGTAAGTAAATCCCTTGCTCTAGGCGAAACGTCATCCTCTGCATATCGTGGTGATAGAGGAAAAATTGCCTACGACCATACTGCACGCACTGATAATCCGCACAATGTTACTCCGTCACAGATTGGAGCTGCAGAAGAGGATCATACTCACTCAGTTAACGATTTGAATGATATGCCATCCTGGTCTAAGGCAGCGACAAAGCCAACTTATACATATAGTGAAGTTGGAGCTGCAGCTGCTAACCATGAGCATGAAATTGATGATGTTAACGGGTTGCAAACGGCTCTTAATGATAAAGCTTCATCAAACCATACCCATTCAATTTCTAATATTTCAGGGTTACAGGATGCATTGGATAGTAAGGCCGCTACAAGCCATGTACATACTAATGCGACAACTGAAAATGCTGGCTTTTTGCCCAAATTAGGTGGAGGAACAGCAAACTATTTACGAGCCGATGGAACGTGGGCAAAGCCCCCAAACACAACTTATGCAGTAATGAAAGCTGCTTCTTCTAGTACTGCTGGTTCAGCTGGATTGGTTCCTGCTCCTGCAGCAGGAAAGCAAGCATCTTTCTTGCGTGGAGATGGAACTTGGGTGGTTCCAACTAACACTACCTATTCGAATATGAAGGGAGCATCTTCATCAGCTGCTGGTTCAGCTGGCTTGGTTCCTGCTCCTGCAGCTGGTGCAGCTACAAGATACTTATGCAGTGATGGTACATGGAAGGTTCCTCCAGACACCAAATATAGCCTTTCTTCGTTTGGCATTACTGCTAATTCCGAGGAATTAAATAAGCTTGATGGAATGACGGCATCGAAGCAGGAACTTAACTATCTCGATGGTACAACTTCCAACGTGCAGAACCAGTTAAATGGCAAGGCTGCATTAAATCATACGCACGCTTATACAGTGAATGGAAAGTCAACATCAAATCCATCGTGGTATGCACCATCTAGTGCTGGTACGGCAGGGCAATATCTTGTTTCAAGTGGTAGTGGTGCTCCGACTTGGGAGACTATCCAGGGTGGAGTTGTTTTCATGCCTAATGGATATCCGGAAGGATCTGTATATCTAACGTATGATCCAGATTTTAACCCGGCAGATGAGTTTGGTGGTACTTGGACAAAAGAAGAACGTACCCATTTGTTTTTAGGCATAACCATTTGGCGGTGTGTTGCTACGCCGAATAAGTACTTTTCGCCTTTGGATATGTATCCAGTTGGTACGGCATTTTTAACGTATGACAAGGAGCATAATCCAGCAGCTGAGTTTGGTGGTACTTGGACTCTTGAAGAACGTACTTATTTGTTTATGGGAATAAAAATATATCGACGGATTGCATAAGGGGGTCGTATGAGAATTCTTGATGAGCAGGATCAAGAAGTTGAGGATCCTGATTTAACACTAGGTCATCTAGTTAAAGATAAGTTATTCATTGCACATCATGATGAAATACCAGAGCAATTACCTGTAACCAAGATCGATACCGATAATCCGTACTATGTTGGATCAAATGGTGGAAAACTTGTAAAAACGGTTGTTGTGTCTGAATATCAACCAAGAGTTCCCGCTTGGGACGAATACGAGGATATATACAGATACGTCCTTTACACGCAAGAAGAATTAGCTGAAATTGAAGCCCAGAAAAAGGCTGAAGAAGAAGCTCGTGCTGAAGCTGAGGCGCAAGCTAAAGCTGAAGAAGAAGCTAGAAAAGCTCAGGAGCGTATGGATGCAGCTGTTAAATCGTTTGCATTATTAGCAATGCCAATGATGACATTGGATAGCGTAAACGATGCTGGCGTTGCATCGCTCGTGCCGTTATACCCTGATTGGGATCCTAATGGTCATGAATACTACAAGGGCGATCCTTTTATATACGAAAATCGATATTTTCGTGCATCGCAGGATATTACTTCTTCAAGCGTTTATAAGCCTGGAGATCCAGGTACTGAATCTTTGTATTATGAGTTCTTTATTGCGGACGATGGGATTGTCATTTTCCATGAGGTAAAGGGAGATTACAACGCTTTTAATAGGGGCGATCTTTGTCATTATCCTGATGCGGACGATCCGATATACGAGTCTCTAATTGATGGGAATTCCTGGACCCCAGATGCGTATCCAGCTGGTTGGAAATTAGTAAGCTAATTTTTTTGAAGAATAAGTTCATTAAAGCCTCCTTGTGGAGGCTTTTTTAATGAAAGGATATTAATGAGTTACGTAAAAAATGTTTGGTTCGATGGTGAAACATCCGGTACTCCAATTATTGCCGAAAAAATGAACCATATCGAGGAAGGAATAGAGGAACTTTCGGAAGCCTTGTCTTCCATAGACCCGGTTATTTTATTTGAATCCGAAGACGGAACAG